TCGAAGAAGGGTGCAGAAAATCATCTCAAGATTTTGACCTTACTATAGATGAATTAAGCGATTTATTAGACTCAGATATGGGAGGCCTTACTAGAGCCTTAGAAATATTCGGAGAACATATGGGACATAATATAGGAGGCCAGGAAGACACACCAAAAAAAAAGGCCAAAAAGAAAAGAGTGAAGAAATAACATTCGATATATTAGAACAGCTAGCATTCGGAGAATTAAAAATGAGCCTAGAACAATTTTATAATATGTGCCCTCGCAATTTTTACAATGCTCAGATTGGAAGCAAAAAGCTGTACGAACAAAACCAACAAGCAGAATGGGAACGAGCAAGATGGACAGCCTGTGTTATTATTAACCCACACTTAAAAAGAGGAATAGATCCTAAAAAAATTACTACATTCCCCTGGGAAAAGATAATAAACACGACTGCACAGAAAAAGCACGATATAGAAAAGATTATAAGAGACTCCGAGTACGATGACCAATTACAAAAACTAAACCACAATGCCTAAAAAAGCCCTCGCTTCCTTAAATGTAGTAATTAATGCTGTTACATCCCCTCTATTTAGAGGACTTAAAATAGCATCAAAAAGATTAGTAGCATTTGGAACAAAAATGAAAGCGATAGGTAGAAGCATATCTATGAGCTTCACTCTACCATTTGCAATGATAGGAGTAGCTGGAGCTAAAATGGCTATTGATTTCGAAAAGAATATGACCAAGATAAATACCCTGGTCGGTATTTCAGCGAAGGAAGTCAATGAAATGGGAAAAGAGGTGCAGAAACTAGCTGGCGAAACAGCACAAGCACCAGCTGAACTAGCCGATGGTTTATTCTTTTTAACATCTGCAGGACTTAGAGGTGCGAATGCAATGTCAACCTTGGAGCAAGTGTCAAAAGGTGTAGCGATAGGACTAGGAGAACAAGCTGACCTAGCTAAAGTAGCTGCTGCTGCTCAAAACGCTTATGGCGAAGAAAACCTCTCAGCTTCAAAAGCCCTGGATATTTTCGGAGGAATGGTAAAGACTGGTATGTTTGAAGCATCAGACCTGGCTGGAGTACTTGGAACGCAACTCGGACTAGCTGCTAATTTAAATATCTCATTTGAAGAACTCGGTGCGATGATTTCTACATACACCAAAACTACTGGAGATGCTAACGCAGCTACCACAGGACTGGGTGGAATTATGATGTCATTCGCTAAGATCACTCCAAAGCAGGAAGCAGCCCTAGAAAGTGTAGGAATGTCAGTAGATGGATTGAGGGAAAAGATAGGAAGCCAAGGATTACAGGCGACATTAATAGAAATGCAAGAAGCATTTGCAACTAACAATGTCGACCTCTCAGAATTTTTTAGTAAAAGCCAATCATTAAAAGGGGTACTAGGTGTACTTGGAAATCAAACCGAAACATACAAAGGTGTACTTGAAGATTTACACAAAACTACTGGATTTGTAGATGAAGGATTTGAAACAGTCAGCCAAAATTCAGGCTTTAAAATGCAGCAGTCTTTTAATAATTTAAAGAACGCTGCAATGGAACTGGGAACGATTTTAATGCCAGTATTCCAAGCAATAGCTAATGGAGCTGTAAAAATAGCTAAAGGATTTACATCTTTAGATGGAGGAACTAAAAAATTAATAGCAGGAGCATTAGCTGTAGTAGCTTTATCTGGACCATTGATGACACTGGCTGGTGGTTTAGTTTCAGCTTTAGGAATGGTGCTATCTCCGATAGGATTAGTAGTAGCAGCTTTAGGTGCAATTTTTTATGTAGTTTATAATAACTGGGGAACGGTAAAAGGATATCTGGTGGAATTTGTAAATTATTTTATTAAACTTTATAATGAAAGTACACTTTTCAGAGGAGCAATTCAGTATGTTATTTTTACTTTAAAAACAGTATTAGCTTATGCGATATTTTGGGGAAAAAGTGTAGCTGATATTTTCGTAGCTATGAAGAATTCAGCTATGAAAGTACTGGGAGGAATTGGAGATATTATAATGGGAATATTTACATTCGATGCAGGCAAAATAAAAGAAGGATTTAAAAAAGCAACATCTGGAATAGGAGATACTATAGCCGAAGCATTCGATGGAATATCTGAAAATGCTAAAGAGTTTGGAGACAAAACAGCTGAAAACTTTGCTGATGGAGTAGAAGCGACAATGAATGCTAGACCCCTAGAAATGATAACAGAAGATGACATCCAAGGGACAGTAGACAATGTGAGTGGATGGCTTACAGATAAACTAGGAAAAGTAAAAGATAAACTAAAAGGCTTTATGGGAGGCTCAAGTTTACTCGTTCCAGAAGGAGGAGGAGGAGAAGGAGGCTCTGGAGGAGGAGGAGGAGGAGGAGATGATGGCACTGGAGCATTAAATAAATCGATAGCAAAGAAAAAGACTTTAATACAGCAATATTTAGACTGGGCAAAAGGTGGCTATGAAGACCTAGCAGGAAAAATAGGAGAAGTATGGGGAAAAATAAGCCAAGTAGCTGGAGCAGCTCTATCAGGAATAGGTAATTTATTCGCAGCTCAACACGAAAAACAAACGGCAATACTAGACAACGAACAAACAGCCAGTGATGAGAGATTTGCCAAAGATATGGAGCGAGAACTCTTATCTGTGGAGAATTCTAAAATGACTGAGGAAAATAAGAAAGCAGCAATAAAAAAGATAGAAGACAAATATGCTCAAAAGAAGGCACAAGCAGATGAAAAGATAGATGCTAAAAGAAAAGCCCTAGAACTTAAACAAGCGAAGCGAGACAAAGCAATGAAAATAGCAAGTGCAATAATGGGTACGGCTCAAGCAGTAGTGAATGCTTTAGCACAAGGAGGACCTTTTGCAGGACCAATACTAGCAGGATTAATGGCTGGACTTGGAGCAGCTCAAATAGCTACGATAGCCTCTACACCTTTACCTATGGCCTCTGGAGGAATTGTATACGGACCAACCAACGCACTGGTAGGAGAATATGCAGGAGCTCAGAATGACCCAGAAGTAGTAGCACCACTATCGAAACTTAAAAATATGCTAGGAAACCAACAGCAAATGAATGTAGCATTAAATGTAGGTGGAGTATTAAAAGGCGAAGACATATTCCTAGCAAATGAAGACACAGGAACAAATAGACAAAGATATATATAATGGCATTTAACAGAACCTACTACTTTGATATAAGAAGCAATAATAACATAAGCTACAGACTCGAAATTTATGATGATGTAGAAACATCAATACTAGATAAAGAAGGAACTCTAGGTGCAGGTGGAGTGAAAATAAAATACGGAAGTGAAGGGTCTAAAATGTTTGCACCTTTGAAACCATCGACACTGACAATCGATATGATGGTCACTGATACAGCTGCAGCAAATTATATAAAAAACTTAAAAACACTAAGACAAGAGCGAGATGTATATGTAGGACTTTATAGGGAAACAGTCAGTGGAACAAACGACCCAATCTACACGCCAATGTGGGGTGGATATTTATTAATGGATTTGTCAGCCGAGCCAGATGTATCACTGCCGTATAATATAAAATTAAAATTCATTGATGGACTAGCATCGCTAAAGCATTATGACTTTATACCAGACACCCTAGACCAAGTACCATCTGGTCTATACGATAAGGAAGACACTTACATAGCTAATAGTCAATCAATACATAGAAATTTTGTAGATTTAATTTCTATCTGTTTAAGTAAAAGTGGGTATTTTTCATCAACTCAAGGAAGCACAGCCGATCCACAATTTAAAACGGCTGTTAATTGGTATAATGGCGAAATGGCAAACACCACAGATGACCCACTCGCAAAAACAAGATGCAAGCCTAATATTTTTTATGAAGCAGAAACGCAAGGAGATGACACTATAAAATACAAAGCAATGAACTGCTATGATGTATTAGTGTCGATTTGCAAAGCCTGGGGAATGCGTTGTTTTTTATGGAGGAATACCTGGTATTTTATACAAATAAATCAATGGGAAGAAAATCAAACTGGAACGCAATCAAACCCAGATGATATAGATAACCATAAATATAATATGGCTGGCTCTTTACAAAGCACAAACGACACCATAGAGCAGTGGTGGGGAATGTATCAATTATTTGTAGATAACTCTGGAGGTTCATCTAATATACGAAATTATAAATTATCTGGAGGACAATACGGAACGCTCCCAGCCTTTAAGCAAGTAACTATCGACTT